GCGTACCGCCGGGAACCCTCGTTACAAAACGAGGTGATTTCCACGAGATCGTTAGTCTGACCGAACTCGGGGATATTGAAAACCTCGCACCACGCGTCAAACCCCTCAGGGGAAAGCCCGTCCCCGATATAGACTTTAAACCCGCCGACTGTGCCTTCACCTATCGCCATTTTTGTAACCCTCTATAGCTCCCGGTGCCAAATTGCCCAGGATTGCGACTGCCGGTATAGGCCCGGCTCTAAATCCGACAAATCAATCTCGGTCTCCAAAAAAATACGGGGGACCCGAGTCGTCCCCATTGTACCACTAAAATCCTCTAGGGCAGCAGTAACGGCATTGGCCAACAAGACCGACTGCCGGTAGCTGGTGGCGTAACAGTCTATATCTACCCGCGTCTGTTTGAGCCCGTCCGTTCCGCAAAAGAGTTGTTGCCGGTTCCGGGCCCGTTTGGCATAAACAATCGCGGGTTGCGCCGCCCCCTGCGGAATTACCCCCGGGAAAACACGCGTTCCTACAAACGCCGCCACCCCGGCGTCATCGGTTAAAAACGTGTGTAGGGATGCCTCGAGGGTCATTGTTTCTTCATCGCCTTGTTTATGACTGCCCGGAACAGGCGCTCAAACTCTGAAATCTGTTTTGCCCGGGTCGCGTCAAACGCGGGGCGCAGCCAGGGCCTACCTCGGCGGGCGGATTTGCCTTTTTCCAACTCAACGAACTGGACCGCGTACCACGCCGACGAACGAACCCCGACGACCGCGCCGACCGCCCCGGTGCTACGGTTTACATACGTCGCGACCTTAATCGACCTGCGGGCATGTCCCGGCGTTACCAGGATGCCCGCCGCGCCAAGGCCTTTGCCCCGGTCGCCTATTTTGCGGTAGTTCAGCGTACGGTGGGCCTGGCTACCGACGGGAATACGGGACCGGGCGTCTTTGGCCACGGTGGCGCCGGCTGCCCTGGACGCGGCCCGCAGCACCTTGGTTTTACCCGCTGTGTTCAACCGGTCGAACTTTTTCAGCAGTTCTTTTACCCCGTCAACCGCCATCAGCCCCTCCAACCGTCCGCGTCGCGAGTGACGCACATCAGCTTTATTTCCGTCCGCCGGGCGTTTGCCAGCGGCACTTGGATATCATACTGTACGGACGGCTCACATACCTCAACGACCCGCATTTTAGCGGTGACGCCTGGCCGCCACCGGATCAGGATAGCGTGGGTAACGTCCGCCTGGACCTGGGCCGTGGGGGTCGCCTCCCGGCCCGATGCTGGCGCGATCTCCGCCCAAATTTTGCAAACTTCCTCCCAGGTCCAAACGACTTCCCCCGTGTCGTTTGCCGACTCCACCCGTTGCTCCAGCGCGACCCAGTGTCGCAGCCGGGCGGCCCTCACGTGAGGCCCCTGGACCGCACATTTTCCAGGCTGTCCCGCAGGAAGGGCACCACCGCCGGGGTCGCGCCGACCACGACCATTTCCCGGAACTCATACAACTGCCCGAGCCGAACCCGGGCGTATCCCCGAATCGATGCGGGCACGCTGGCGGCGGTAGGGCCGTAGCCCGCCTGATAGGTGATTCGGACTGCGCCCGCAATGTCCCGGGGGGTGGGCCAGCATGTGCCGAAAACAGGTTCAATGTAAATCGGGTCGCTGTCGGTAACCACGCGGTAATCGGTGCCCTCGACCAGTGTTTGAGTAACCCCATCGTCGTCAACGTAGGTTACCGACGTAACCGGTGCCGGTGCAGGCGATGCGCCACTATAGAGGGGGCTGGTCAGGGGGAGCGGTATCCGGTCCCATACGCAATGCTCCCCCGCGCCGAAATGCCAGGGGTGCAGCGCCCCGGGGAACTGGTCCAGGGTCAGCAACCAGGTCTGATCAATAATGGCTCGGCCCAGCCACCCGTTAACCCCGTCAATCTCGTCTGTTACGACCCCCACCATTGCCTCTATTAAATCGTCGTCCGGGTGCGTGGCGGGAGATCCGCAGGGGGCTACTCGCAGTTGCTCCCGGGCGTCGCTAAGAGAAATCAACGCCTCGGCAGGTCCGGTAATCAAAGTCAGCATGGGGGTTCCTCCAACCATTTCGCCGCCGCCGCCGGAGTCATGCGCGGGAACGCCTCGACCCGGCTATTGGGGCTCCCATTAACAACCATTACTCCCGCCGCCCGCAGTTGGGATAACGTGCTACTGAATAGTTCCGGTAGGTGGTGGAGGCCCCCCGGAAGCCCCCCTTCGATACGGGGGTCCGGGGACGCATCGACACCAAATAGGGCGATCCGACGCGCCCCGAAGTGAAACGCCAAGCCAAGGGCACCATAGGCAGAATTGCCGGTATGAACGCCGCCAGTATCCTCGCACAAACCCGGTTTGCACCTGAGTGACCCATATCCGTCTCCCGCTATCCGATGAAGGTATCGCACCCCGTCCAGCGCGGGCCGCTGCATTACCACCGTTTCCGCCGCCCGCGTCCCGAAATTGTCGGGCACCGCCGCCACGTACAGAACCCCGGGGCGCTGGTGGTGCATCCTAGACCAATTGGCCTCGCTCGGATCCAGGGTAAACCAATAGTCAGCCCGATCCAACCAATCGATAGCCCCGTTGACCGCGAGTATGGTAACGCCCTCCGGTAGCCGTAGCCCCCGGGCGCTCGGGCCGCTGGCGACTATGGCCACGCGGGGGTGGTGCTCGGTGACCTGGCCCCACTTCATACCCGCGCCCGCGCCAACAGGTACTTAGGCTGGATAACCCATTCCGTGCGGCTAAATGCCTTGTCGAAACTCTGGGCCCACCAATCTGGATCGCGCAAACAGAGGTGCAGCCCGTCCGCGTCCTTGAACCGGGCGATCTGGAAAAATACCGTTCCGCCAGGCTGGGTATTCGACGCGATCCCCCGCAGCGCCCCAAGCACTTTCTGCGGCGGGAGGTGCTCCAGCACATCACAGCAGTACCCGTGGTCGAACGGGGCGGTAGGGATCAGGGGCAGCTCCCACAAACAGCCCTGGAAATACGGGCCGGCGAACTCCAGACAGGCGTTATCCGCGATATCAACAGCGGTCATGTCATACCCGAGTTCCCGCATGGCCCAGGTGGCCCGCCCGGTGCCGCAACCCCAATCACAGATCTTGGAGGCGGGCGCCGGTTGCAGCCACGCTAGGCCCTGCTCCAGTAGCCGCATTCCCGGTGACCGCTCCCGATATCGGTCAAGCGCCCACATCGTGCGGTACTTATCCCGCTCTTGCTTTATCAATGGATCCATGCGTGGCCCACCCCGTTTGATGTGGTTTCGGTAACCCATGATAGCATACCACCCGCGCCTCGACGGGCAGCCCTCGGGCGCAGTGCGCTTTGTAGCTGACCACCTGCCCGGGGGTCTGGTCCTGCCACCGGGCGCAGGTACCCGCATAGATGGTCTCAAGGAAAGATTGGTCCCCCCCGCGCTGGTATCGTTGCATCCAGCGGGCCGGGTGCCGCATCCAGGTAGCCCAGGTTTTGGCGCGGCGCATTTCCGTAAGGTACATCATCCCGGATCCCAGGCACTGCCCCCGGCGGTAGAAATCCCGAATAAACGTGTCTCTCCCGACCGCCGCTATCCCCGTTAAATCCCCGCAGATAACCGTATCCAGGTCGAAATATAGGAGGTCCCCCGTCAGGTCTGGCCTGAAAAGCTCCATCTTAGACCACCACCCCTGCCACGCGTGGATGAGTGGCACGCACTTCACCCCGGGCAGCGCATCCGGGGTATCGGTCAGGCAAATAAACTGCGCCCCGGGCAAATGTTGCAGCACCCCCGCTTGCAGCCGATAGACATACTCCGGGCCATATGTGGGGCCTGATCGCAGCACGCAGACTACCCGCACGACAGGGCCTCCGGGAGCGTCATACGGGGGTACGCCTGGATGGTAGAAATGGGGGAGCAATTGATAACCTCGACGCCCAGGCCCTGTAGTTGAGGCGCGGCCCGCTCGAACGCGGCGCGGAACCGGTCATAGGGGCTAGGGCGGCGCAGCTCCGGCGGGTGCTGCCCAAACCAATGGTCGCCCGTCATATCGCAGCCCAGCAGCAGCACTCGCCGGGCGCCTCCGAGGACGGCCAGGTTCAATGCCTGAAAAGCTGAGTTGCCTCCGGTATGGATTAGCGCGGGGTCCGTCGATACCCCCGGGCTCGCTGCCGACTGGATTACTCGTAGGCCCTGGGCCAATGCGTGGCGGGCCCAATCAAACGGCCCCTTATGCTGGGTCCACCGCTCCCCGGCAAACTCTGGCACGTAGTCATGATACGACCACCAGGGGGCGTCGGCAGCATAGAGGATTTCGGCGGTGGGTACTTTCCGCCAGTTATCGTTGACTGCTATCGTGGGGACGTTTGCGAGGGCGGCCAGGTCGACGTTTTTCAGGCTCGGGCCGCTCGCTACTATCGCCACCGTCCGCCCCTCCCACCGGCGGTCCATCGTCGCCGATGTGGCGTTCCCGCAACAGACACTGGACATACGCATCCCCCCCTGACCCCTCGAATGGGCACCCGGCGGGGAGAATCCGCCCGGTGCGTCGATCCCGGAACTCCTTCAGAACAATCACTCGCTGAACCGGCTATCCGACCGAATGACAAACGCGGTCAAGGTTTCGCCCGGGGTGGGCGAACCGGCCTTAGTAGCCGTCGCCGATACGTGGGTAAACGCCGTGCCCCCCGCAGTCTCCCCGAGCTCGCTGGAGTAGGCGCTGGCCATGGCGGTTACGTCCACATCGGAGGCCGTGGAACTGACAGTTACGGCGTCGCCGAGATCCGCCGCGTTCGACCCGGACGAGTCCGTGGCCTTACGCAGTTGGATGGTGGCGCCCTCGCCGTCGTCGGCATCAACCATGATGGCGACGCCGGTTACCTGGCGATAGTCCTGCATCGATACCCACGCGGCGGAGTCCGTGGCGTTGATGACCTCGTGCAATTTGCGTTTGGTAATGCTCATTTTTATTCCCCGAAAATTGGCCCCGGCGGACCGGGGCGGGAGGTTTTAGCCGGCGGTGCCGAGGGTAACGAACGGGCTGACTACAAAGCCCCCTTCCTGCGTGAACGGCGCGGTCAGCCAAGGTTGCCCGTCCACGTTCCAGAAGATCTTGAAAACAGTCTTGTTGGTGGTGAACTTCACATGCTCGGAACTGGCGACGAATGGTCCGGACCCGTCTTTGATCAGGTAGTTGCTGAGATCCGCCAGGGTCAAATCGCCTTTGGTGCCCAGTGCGGGCGACCGCTCATGCCACATGATGGGGTAGCCCATCAGCATATCCGGAACGCCGGGTTGTGCGGACTGCTGGAAAATCAGAGCCCCGTCGCCGGTGAAAGGCGATCCGGAACGGTTTTTCATGGTCAGCAGCTTGGGCATGACAGACTGCGAGGCCATCCAGATCGGGGACCCCCCGCGCCGCAGCAGCCGGGATACCATTTCAACGATGTCCTCGTACTCAATCGTGTTCGCCGTGTCCCGGGTGACCACGCGGGTGGCGCCCGCGTTGAGGATGCCGAGGGGCCCGCCAATGCCATTACCCTGGAGAAACTCATGATCCTCCTTGGCCAGCATCGCGTTGCGAAACAGCCGCTCGATGATGGTGCTAGCCGCCGGCCAGTTGCGCAGCAATTTGTCGCTCGCGGTCAGCAAGCCCGCCAGCTCCTGGGGCTCCAGCGTGATTTCGCGCAAATCGAAGTCGGTTTCCTGTTTCTCGCCGCCCTCAGCGGTTTTGAACACCTTGATCCCGCCATAGACGTTATCCGGGGCGGAGTTGTCTCCCGTGGTCTGATCCAGGGCCGGCATCGTGATTGCGGCGTCAGGGGGCGTGCCTGCCGGGATTACCGTAGCCCGGGGGCGGATAATCGACTCCTGGGGGCTGACCTCCAGCATCTGCGCCCGGAACTGCTGGGGGACGGCGAAGCCACCCTGAGATCCGGTGCCCATGGACTGCTCGCCGCGCACATCAAAATCTTGGTACTGGCTCGCCAGGCGCTGATCCTCCGGGCGGAACCGCACAGCGTGCATAAACTCGCCGAACGATTCAAACTCCCGCGCGGCGGGGGCGCCGGGGGCGTGAGGGATGCCACCCGCATCGGGGGGCGCCCGGGTAGTCCCAATCGCGGCTGCCACGGCGGGCAGGGGCTGGGCGCTAGCCGCCTCCAGTTGCTCGAGGCCCAGCTCCCGTTTGATCGCGGCATCAAGCTTGACCACCTCCGCCTCGAGGCCGTCGTATTTGGTCACCTCTTCAGCGGACAGTTCCCGGGCCTCGGACTCGGCCAGGGTCAAGAGGGCCCGCATACCTGTAACAGTCTGAGCGCGTTTCTCGCGCAGCTCTTGGATTTTACTCATTGGTTCAGCTCCTGGAGTTTTAGCGCGAGTGTGCGCCGCTGTCTATCGCCCGTAGGCGCAGAAGCGCCGTACAAAGTCAAAGTTTGATCCATTGTTCTTATTGCGTCAACCATCCCCGCTTTTTTAGCGGCATCGGCGGTCAATACTCGCCCCTCCCCGAACCGCTCACTGCGAACCTCCGCCGCGCTTACCCCCCGGCCCGTGGCCACTGCGTCTGTAAATTGCTGGTACGCGTGATCTACCAGGCCCTGGAAGTATTCGCGCCCGGCGTCCCCGAGCGGGCCGAACTGGTTCCCGAGAACCTTGTCTTTACCCGCCTGAATAAATTGAACGTCCACGCCTTCCGCCTCGAGCATTTTGCTAATATCCGCGTGCATCATATACACCCCCACCGATCCGGTCAGGGCGCTGGGCGCCGCGACAATCTCATCTGCGGCGGACGCTATCCAGTACCCGGCGGAGGCCGATAGGTGGTTCACCTGGGCAATGATGGGGGTTTTTCCCCGCAGGGCCATCAACTCCGCGTGGCCTTCTGCCAGCCCGGAGGTAGACCCTCCCGGGGTGTCCATGTCCCACACTACAGCTTTAACGTCCGGGTTATTTACCGCCTCCCGCGTCTGGGTCACCACGGTCTGCACCGATGTGGTAAGCCCGTAAGGCTCCCACATGGTGGGCTTACCGGTGATTACCCCCGACACGGGAATCACTGTGACCGCGCCGGCCCGGGACGCTACCGCCCGTTGCGCGGCGGGAGATACCTTGGCATCAGAT